GACGTATCTCGACTACGCGGACGATTACGAGAAGGCGATGCGGATCGCCTACGCCGCGGTGGTATTCAACAGCTACGACTCCGACGACGAGCTCGCGGAAGCTGTCCGCGACGCGAAAAAAGAGGCGGAGACCGCGGTGAAGTATAGATATATGCTGAAGGCGACGCCGTCGGGCCAGCAGATCACCACGGACTATATCAAGGCGCAGATCTCGAACGGCGCCGTCGACGACGGAACACTGAAGAAATACGTCGCCCAGGAGAAGAAGGCCGGGCGCGAGGACAAGGGTATCCGGACGACGCTGAAAAACATCTATGAGGCCGGATACAAGACCGCGAAGGCATCCGGAAACGACGGGCTCGCGAAGCGGATAGAAGACGTCCTCGTCGGGCTCGACGTCGGCTTCACCGTGCAGACGATCAGAAAATGGGCGGACTGAAAACAGAACGCAGAAAAAAGCACCCGTGAGGGTGTTTTTTTCATTATAGGGGAGAAATGGAAGGCGACGGCGGTTTATAATCTTGACGACACGCCGGAAAGACGGCAGATCAGACGCGCGGGAGAGACCGCAGGGAGTTATTTATGCTCGATTATGATTATTTCGACCTTCAGCGCTTCTCGGACGGTGAGGTCGAAGGCGACGCCGGCCAAACGGGCGAGGCCGCCGCAGAACCTGCAGGCGAGCCGACAGCACAGACCGTTCCGGATCTCGATGCGGAGTTCGAAGAGCTCGTCAAGGGCAAGTATAAGGACGCTTATAAATCCCGCGCCGAGGCTTTCGTCGGAAAGAGACTCCGCAAGGCGAACGCCGAGCTCGAGCAGCTGCGCACCGAAAACGCGCAGTATAAGGGCTACGCGCAGCTCGTGCGCGAACGCTATCCGGACGCCGCAGACGACGCGGCAGCCTTCAAGGCCTTCGACGACGACCCTCGTCTGCTCGCGGACGAGGCGGACAGAAACGGCTACCCCACCGACCTGTGGAAAGAAAAACGCGCTCTGGAGCGCGAAAAACGCGCCATAAGCGAGGAACGCAAGGCGGCTTCGGATAAAGAGGCGCGCGAAAGGAAAATGGACGGGTGGGCCGAACAGGCGAAGGAGCTGAAGAAAAAGTATCCCGATTTCGACCTTATCGCGGAGCTGCAGAACCCCGAAACGAACGCGGAGTTCTACAGAATGATCGACGAACAGGGTTACACGCTCGAAAGAGCTTACCGGGACGTCCACTTCGAGGCGCTTATCGAGGACGCGCGCAAAAACGCCGCGATCGAGAGCGAGAAGCAGACCGTCGAGAAGATCAAGTCCGGGACCGAAAGACCGAGAGAAAACGGATCCGCGGCGACGCCCGCCGGAAAGGCGATCGTAGACGTCGCGCACGCGGACGCCGCAACGCTGGCGAAGATCGACCGCGCCCTGAAAACATACGGACGCTTCGATCCGATGAACCCGCCGGCGGACTTCGACTCATATTAAAAAACGGCCAAAGGCCGGGAAAGGACAAACAATGAAGAAGATTATCAACATGCTCTTCAATCTTCAGAGGTTCGCGACGACCACGTCCGGCGACATCCCCGAAGATTTCAAGGTATTCTACAACAAGAAGCTCCTGGAGAACGCCAACCCCGCGCTCGTCCACGAGCAGTTCGCCCAGGTGTCCCCCATCCCGAAGGGTGAAGGCAAGCAGATCAAGTGGCGCAGATACGCCAAGCTGCCGAAGGCGACCACCGCCCTCACCGAAGGCGTTACCCCCTCCGGTTCCAAGCTCTCGATGAGCGACGTCACCGCGACGATCGCCCAGTATGGCGACTTCGTCACCCTGACCGACATCATCGAGTGGAGCGCCATCGACAACAACGTCGCGCAGGCCTCCGAGATCTGCGGTCAGCAGATGGGCGAAACGCTTGACACCATCTGCCGCGAAGTAATGAACAGCGGCACCGCGAAGATCATCGCGCCCTCCATCTCCGGCGGCAGCGTCACCCCCGTCACCCTCAGAACGAACATCACCCCCAACTGCAAGCTCACCTCCGACGTCATCAAGCAGGCCGTGCGCGTGCTGAAGGCCAACGACGCCAAGAAGATCGACGGCGACTACGTCGCAATCATCCATCCCGACGTCGCCTATGACCTGATGAACGACAGCGCCTGGAAGAGCGCCAACGAATACGCCGGCTCGAAGAACATCTTCAACGGCGAGATCGGCAAGCTCGCGGGCGTCCGCTTCATCGAGACGACCGAGGCGAAGGTCTGGGGACCTCCGGAGATCACCCAGGGCTACACCCGTCTGACTGTCAAGACCGCCATCTCTTCTTCCACCGGTTCCATCACCGTCAACGAGATCCTCGACGCCGAGAGCAGCAAGAGCTACGCCGTCTATATCAACGGCGTCGCGAACACCGTCACGGCAATCGCGAACAACACCACCTATTCCACCCTCACCCTCGGCACCAACGTTTCGAGCGTTCCCGCCGGCGCCGTTATCTGCGGCAAGGCCACTTCCGCGGCGGATGAGGGCGGCAAGGACGGCAGCTGCGTCTACTCCACCCTCGTGCTCGGCGCCAACGCCTACGGCAAGGCCAACCTCGCCGCCGGCAACGCGGGCATCATCGTCAAGCAGCGCGGCAGCGCCGGCACCGCCGATCCTCTCGATCAGAGAGCGACCGTCGGCTGGAAAGCGGACGCCGCCTACAAGATCCTCAACGACGCTTTCATGGTGCGTATCGAAAGCGCCTCCACCTACTCCGGCGAGACGAAAGCCAACTGACGCACATAAAGCGGGGGCGGAAGCCCGCCCCCGCTTTGGTTATTTTGTGAAAGGCAGAGTATGTTATCTCTTCCTCAGAGGGAGCCGAGGCCGCCTTCGGCGGCGCGACGTGAAAGGATAAATAATGAAAGAAAGATTGAAATCGTGGGTTTTCTGGAGCTCGCTTGCCGCGCAGGTCGTTTCGATCCTGGTCGCGTGCGGAGCGATAACCCCCGAGGCGTCCGAAGCTGTAAGGACCGCCGTCGTTGCGGCGCTGCAGATCTTCGTGTGTTTCGGAGTTCTTAACAACCCCACAGACCGCGAAAACTTTTAACGAGAACATAATCCGGAGGGGCTACCCTTCGTTTTATAATACCGAAAAGGAGTAATTTCAATGCCTAAAAACGAAACAGTCAAGAAGGAAGCGCCCGCGGCGGAAGCTCCCGTCAACGAGCGCAAGTTCGTCACCATTGTCATACCGGAGACTCCGGAGGACACCATGCTGCACAACAAATACTTCAGCGTCAACGGAAAGACCTTTACCGTGCCGGTCGGAATACCCGTAACGGTCCCGGAAGAGGTCGCCGCCGCGTGGGAAGAAACGCAGGTGCAGCAGAGGGCCGCGCGTGCCGCCGTCCTGCGCGCCAACGAGGCCTTCAACGAGAGCGCGAAGGCCTTCCTGGGATAACAACCGGGAGAGTTCAGAGGAGGATGTAAAATGACGATTTCCGAAGCGATAGCAAGGGCGGACGAACAGCGCCCGAACAATAATATTTCTACCGCGACGAAGATCTTCTGGCTCAACGAAGCGGAAACGCGAGTAAAGGAGCTCGCGGCCGGAAGGATCCTCGCGGACGGCGAGAGCTATTCCGCGGGCACCTACGACGGCGATACAGACCAGAATACCGAGCTGCTCGTCCCGGACGGTTACGCAGGGCTTTATCCGCTGTATCTCACCGCGATGATCGACTATTCACAGTCAAATCCCGCGGTATACGCCAACTCCTCCTACGCTTACGAGAACGCCTGGGAGCGTTTCGCCGCATGGTTCACCCGCGAACACCGGCAGAAGGCCGACGGGAAGTTCAAATACTACGAATAGGAGAAGCTTATGGATCTTTACGATGTTGCGCTCGCGAAAAAGCTTGCGGGCAAGGGCGGCGGAGGCGGCGCCCCGAAATACACGATAACCGTATCGCTTTCAGGCGGCACGGTCAGCGGCGATACGAAGATCGAAGCGGGCAAGACCGCGGAACTCACGCTCGCCGCGAATACCGGCTACACCCTGCCGGCACAAAACGCGATCACCGTCACCGGCGCGACGATCGACAGCTACAACCAAAGCACCGGTAAGCTCGTGCTGAAGTATGCGATATACAACGTATCCGTCAGCGCGGCCTGCATTCCGGACGTCTACGCGATAACAGCTTCCGTCACCAACGGCACGGCAACGGGCGCGGCGAGTATCACCGTCGGTCAGACCGCAACGGTAACGATAAGAGGCAGTATCGGTTATATCCCCCCGGAGACGATCACCGTCACCGGCGCCGAAT